CGTCCGGCTGCCGGCGGACCTGCGCCGGGTGAAGCTGTTCACCGAGCACGGCCGGAGCACCCCCGTCGGGTACGCCACCGGCGCCGCCGACGACCCCACCGGGCTCCGGATGTCCTTCCGGGTGGCCCGCACCCCGGCCGGTGACACCGCGCTGCTGGAGGCCGCCGAAGGGCTGCGGGACGCGCTGTCGGTGGAACTGGACGGCGCCGTGATCAAGGCCGGCCGCCTGGTGTCCGCGGACCTGGTGGCCGTCGCGGTGACCAGTGTCCCGGCCTTCGCCGATGCCCGGCTGACCGCGGCGCTGGCCCCCGACACCCCCGAACCCACCACCCCGGCGGACCCGCCGGCCCCCGAACCGGAGGACCCCCCCGTGCCCGAAACCCCGCTTCCGCTGGTCGCATCCGACCGCACCCCGATGACCGCGCAGCGTGCCACCGCGGAGATCGCCGCGGCCATGCTGGAGAACGACATCGGCCGGGTGAACGCCGCGTTGACCGACATCGTCCCGGCCAACGACGCCGGTGGGGGGTTCCTCCGCGAACAGTGGCTGGGGCAGCTGTGGTCGGCGGCGGCGACCTCGCGGCATTTCATCGACGCCCTGGCCCACCAGGTGCTGACCACCGGCACCACCGTGAAGGGCTGGCACTGGACCGCCAAGCCCACGGTGGACACCTACGCCGGGAATAAGACGCCGATTCCGTCCAGCACCGCCAGCACCGCCGCCACGTCGGCGCCGGTGACCCGGCTGGCCGGCGGGTGGGACATCGACCGCATTTACCAGGACCTGGGCGAGCCGGGGTTCCTGGAGTCGTTCTTCGCGGCCGCTACCGCCGACCTGGCCGCCAAGACCGAGGCCGCCGCGGCCGCGGCGCTGCTGGCCGCCGCCACCGACACCGCCGCCGCCGCCGACGTGTATACCGCGATCGGCGCGGTGGTCACCGAACTGACCAAGAACGGCGCCGCCGTCAACTACATTGGCATCGCGCCCGACCTGTTCGCCGAGCTGCTGGGCGGGGTGTCCGCGACGGTGCCGTGGTGGCTGGCGAATCAGGGCAGCGTGTCCATCGGCGGCGGCACCGCGAACGTTGCCGACCTGAACGTGTTCAGCGCTGCTGCGCTGCCCGCCGGGACGGTGCTGGGCGGCGATAAGCGGGCCGCCACCTACTTCGAACCGTCCGGGAACCCGATCCGGGTGCAGGCGGTGAACATCCCCAACGGTGGTATCGACCTGGGCGTGTTCAGCTACTCCGCGACGCTGATCAACGACCCGTTGGGGATCGCCAAGAACACCGTTGCGGTGGTCCCGTAACCCATGCCCGACTACACCCCGGTGTGGCTGGACGTGGCCGACGTGAAGGCGTGGCTGCGGATCGCGGGCGCCGACACTATCGACGACGACCTGCTGGCCCGCTGCGCGGCCGCGGTGGAACCGCAGGTGCAGCGGGCCCGCCCGGACCAGACGGTGTTCTACGACCCGGACGACCCGTACCCGCCGGACCCGCCGCCGCCCGGGTGGCCGGTGGTGTATGAGCCGGACGCGGAGGTGTACCAGGCGGCCGGGATGCTGGCCGCGAAGATGTACCGGCGGCGGAACTCCCCCGGCGGGATCGAGTCCTACGGCGATCAGGTGCTGTACCCGGCCCGCTGGGACCAGGAGATTGACCTGGCGCTGCGGACCGCGAACCGGCGCCTGCCAGCGGTCGGATGAGCGGCCCCGCCGGGATCGCCGCCGTGCAGGACGCGGTGGTGGCGCTGCTGGTCGCCGCCGGGATCCGGGCGGTGATCGACACCCGGGACGTGAACCCGCCGTGCGTGTTCGTGGGCCCGCCGGCGCTGGCGTTCCGGTTCGGCCGCGGCGGCGGGTTCGACGCGGAGCTCACCGTGCAGGCGATCGTCGGCGACACCGGCGGCCGGGCCGTCACCGAGGCGCTGGACCAGCTGCTGGGCGCGGTCGGCGCCGCCCTGAACTGGCAGATCACCCAGGCGGTGCCCGGGCAGTTCCCCGGCGCGGACGGGTCCCGCACCCTGCCCTGTTACACCCTGACCGTCACGTCGAAAGGACATCACCAGTGAGCGCACCCGTGTACGCCGGGCCCATCTACCTGGGCCCCGGGGAACTGAAGATCGGCGAAGTGGGCAGTGAGATCGATGTGTCCTGCCAGGTGAACGGCGCCCGGATCGCCGCGTCCAAGGACGAGGGCGACGACATCAACGCGTTGTGCGGCAGCGTGTTTCCCGGGTCCACCACCTACACCGCGGCGTTGTCCGGGAATATCAACGTGGACGCCGACACCGCAGATGGGCTGTTCGCGTTGTCCTGGGCCGAACCCGGGTCGCAGCAGCCGTTCACGTTCACCCCGTCCACCGACGCCGGCACCGCCGCCGCCGGGACGCTGATCATCGACCCGCTGGACTTCGGCGCCGACGCCTACGGCGACGCCCTCTCCTCCGATTTCGAGTTCAAGATCAGCGGCGACGTGACCTACACGTTCCCGACCGGGTCCACCGCGGTGTTCGCCACCGGCCGCCGGGTCCGCCGGCCGCGGATACCCCCGGCAGCAGCTGCCCCGGCGGCCCCGGCGAAGGCGAAGGCCAAGTGACGGTGGAGGTTCGGGGCGCGGACACCCTGGCCCGCACGCTGCGGACCGCCGCCCAGGAGATCTCGCACCTGGACGCCGCGCACCAGGCGGCCGGTGCCGCGGTGGCCGCGAAGGCCCGGCCGCGGACCCGCCGCAAGACCGGCCGGTTGGCGGCGTCCTGGACCGTCCGGGTGACCACCGACGGCGCCGAGGTCGGTTCGGCGGTGTCCTACGCCGGGGTGCAGGAGTACGGCTGGGCGGCGCACAACATCAGCCCGTCCCGGGCGCTGACCGGCGGGCTGGCCGACGCCACCGACCCGGTGGCCCGGATCTACTTCGACGCCGTGGACGGCGCGATCGGGAAGGTACGCGGGATATGAGCCAGCTACGCGCCATCGACCAGGACACCCCGCCGGAACCCACCCCCCCGCCGGCGGGGTTGTCCATCCCCCGGCTGCTGGTCACCCCGGCGGACGGCGCCCCGTATGAGGTGCAGGCGCTGAACCCGGACCTGCTGCGGTTCGAGGACACCGCCGCCCGGCACAAGTGGGCCGGCCCCAGCGTGGCGCCGTTCCGCTGGTTGACGTTCCTGGCCTGGGCCGCCAGCAAACGCACCCGGCTGACAGAGCTCACCTGGGAGGACTTCGCCGCCACCACCCAGCAGGTGGAGAACCTGAACCGGGAGGACACCACCGCCACCCCTACCCCGCCGGGAGCCGATCCCGGCTGATCGTGGAAATAGCGGTCGCCACCAGCACCGCCCCGGCGCAGTGGCGGGGCGAGGACGACTGGACCCTGGCGACCGTGCTGGACGTGCTGACCGAACAGGCGAAGGCGATGCAACGGAGGTGAGCGGTGGCGGGCCGCAGCGTTGACCTGGCCGTCCGGATCGCGGTGGACGCGCAGCAGGCCGGCGCCGAGATGGAGCAGGCCGCGTCCGGCGCCAGCAGCTTCGGCGACAAGATCGGCAAGATGGCCGTCCCCGCCGCCGCGGCCGGCGCCGCGATCGTCGCGTTCGGCAAGGGCGCCGTGGAGGCCGCCAGCAGCGTGCAGCAGGGCCTGGGCGCAGTCGGGTCGGTGTTCGGCGACAACGCCGCGCAGGTCACCGCCTGGTCGGAGAACGCCGCGCAGTCCGCCGGCCTGGCCCAGTCGTCCTACCTGGAGATGGCGTCCAAGATCGGCGCCCAGCTGAACAACATGGGCGTCTCCGCGGACCAGGCCACCCAGGGCACCGACCAGCTGATCACCATGGGCGCCGACCTGGCCGCCACCTTCGGCGGGTCCACCGCCGACGCGGTGGACGCGCTCGGGGCGGCGATGAAGGGCGAGGCCGACTCCGCCGAGAAATACGGGCTGAACCTCAGTGCGTCGGCGGTGGCCGCGCAGATGGCCGCGGACGGCACCGACAAGCTCCAAGGGTCGGCGTTCACCGCGGCGAAGGCGCAGACCATCATGGCGATGGCGACCAAGCAGTCCGGGCAGGCGGTCGGCGCGTTCGCCCGGGAGGCGGACACCGCCGAGGGCGCCTCCGCCCGGGCGTCGGCGCAGTGGGAGAACACCCAGGCCACTTTGGGTCAGGTGCTGCTGCCGGTGGTCACCGCGGTGTCCCAGGCGTTGGGTGACCTGGCCAAGTTCATGCAAGACAACGCCACCGCCACCCAGATCGTCATCGGGGTGATCGGGGTGCTGGCGGTCGCCATCCTGGCCGTGTCCGTCGCCAGTAAGGTCTACGCCGCCGGGGTGGCGGTGGTGACCGCCGCGCAGTGGGCGTGGAACGCCGCGATGTCCGCGAACCCGGTGATGCTGGTGGTGCTGGCCGTGGCGGCGCTGGTCGCCGGGATCGTCATCCTGTGGAACAAGTCCGACGCGTTCCGGTCCTTCGTCATCGGGATGTGGGAGGCCATTCAGGCGGCCGCGTTGACCGCGTGGAACGCCATCCAAAACGTGGTGTCGTCGGTGGTGAACGCGATCAGGTCGGCGATCGACGCGGCCGGGAACACCATCGAGAACGTCTGGAACACCGTGAAGTCCGTTGCCACGTCGGTGTGGAACGGGATCAAGTCGCTGGTGTCGTCGGTGGTGGACGGGATCGTGTCCGCCGTGCAGGGCATCATCGGCGCGATCACCGGCGCCTGGAATTCGATGCGGGGCGCCGCGGAGACGGCGTGGAACGCCATCAGCAGCCTGGTGTCCACCGTGACCGGCGCCATCTCGTCCGCGGTGTCCGGGATCCAGTCCGGGATTGAGGCGGTGTGGCGGGCGATCCAGCGGGCCGGGGAGGCGGTGTGGAAACCTATCCAGCACGCCGCGGAGGCCGCGATGGGCGTGATCATGGGCGTGATCGACAAGGTGACCGGCGCGATCAGCGGGATCGGGTCGGCGATCCAGTCGGCGATCGGCTGGGCCGGTGACCTGCTGGGCAAGCC